AAAAATTAAATAGAACAGTCCAGGATGAGTTAAATAAACGGCGTTCTGAGTATGCGGCACAAACTGGAAGTTGGTTCTTTCCAGGAGAACGAGCCGTAGGATTAAAAAAGCAGTGGAAAGAGAAAATTAGAAAGGTTACAAAGGACTATTAAATTTATATAACTATGCCTCTACCAAGAACAACTAATGTCGGTACTCTTGTTGACTTCTTAAAGCGTGACAAGCCAAATTGGAAGCCTTCACAACGACTGGCTGTTGCTTTAGAAACGGCGCGTAGGGCTGGCGCGAATATCAAAAAGCCTAAAACTAAAAGGAGAAAGAAAATATGAAAAGAACTATTGCTTTAATTTTAGCTTTGGGTCTTATTTGTGCGCCTATGGCTATTGCAGGAAGTGACGAGACTTCAATTAATCCTAAGGGGATGAGTCAAGGAACCTTGGTCACTGTGCTTTATAATCTTGTTGCAGCGGTCAATGAGTTAACATCCTCATCGGCTGGTGTCAATAAGAATCGAGCTATTCTGAATAATTGGAATGTCATGCTGCTTGAACTTGCTGCTGACATTGACTCTATGAAAGTTACTCTGGCAAACTGGCAGACTGAAATCTTAGCTTCAACCAATATTGAGACTCTTGTGCTTACACCTACTATGCCTGCTGCTTTGAGTGCCGGTACCACGGTTAATGTGAGTGCAATCACGATTACTGATTCAACCTTAGGGTCTGGAACATCGGCTGATCCTAGCGTTTCTTTATAAAGTTATTCTGAGTGTGTCATCTTGACACACTCTACAAATGGTAGTGAGCCTGGCTTCGCACCCAGGTCAAAGCGGCCAAGACGTTGGCGGCATCGGGGATGCAAACTCCGCACTACCAAGCCTCACCAGGAGGGGCTATGGAGAATGAAAAAGATAACATACAGGAAGTTTGGGATGATGAGAAAGTCAACCTTAAAAAGTTGATTGAAACATCACAGCTTCAGAAGAGGCCGGTAGGCAGGCCGCCAGGAAAGTCAGTTCGTAAGTACCACAAAGACCTGACACTGAATGCTTCTGATGAACGGATATTGACATTCCTTTGCGCGGGAATGAATAAAAATTTTGTTGCTGAACTTGAAGGAATATCACGAAACGATTTATACCGGCTACTTGACTCTAACAGACTGAGTAAAATAAAAGGAAATGCTGAGCATAGACTCAACGCTCTGTTAGAGTTAGTAGTCATGGTTATCCATAAGGCTCTTTTAAATGGTGATGTGCAGACGGCATTGACAATCGCTAAAGGTCTTGGAATCTTGAAGCAGAACAAAGACAACGAGAGTGCTAAGAAGTACAAGACAACCTTGGAACGAATACTGGAACATGATGGTAAAGAAACACAGCGAATCATAAAGGAAGAAAGTGAGCCATCTGATGAAGAATCTAGTGCTTAAGGATCAGCCATGGGGTAGATGCACTGGATGTAGATGGAATGATGCTCCTAGTGATTTTCATTGCCACACACAGATTCAACATCTTTCTAACCCTATCTGTATATTGAAAAATTGTATGATCTTATTGGGGAATATCTACGATCATAATAGAAGCGTACACGGTGATCCTGATGAAGAGTGATCTTTTTCTGAGTGAGGAAGAGCAACAGTTAGAGACACTGAAGTGCATGAAAGACCCGATTCATTTTCTTACTACTTACGGCCATCTCATTGCAAAGAATGAAGAAGGTAAACAGGTGGGATGCCTTTCATTCAAACTTTTTGATTATCAAGAAGAAGTTTTAAATTTTTATTTAGTTGAGCGAGAAACCATTATTCTTAAGGCCAGGCAACTTGGGATTTCCTGGGTTACTGCCGGTTACGCTCTGTGGATGGGGATGTTTCATAAGTTTCAACGTATCTTGATTATTTCAATCAATGATACTGAGGCACAAGTTTTTCTTGAGAAAGTAAAATTTATTTTTGACAATTTACCTGATTGGCTGAAGCCACAGGTTTACAAACGTAACGAATCATTACTCTGGTTTGGAGTAAGGTTCAGTTATGATTCTGATGAAGTAGGCGGTATCAACTCTAAGATTGAGTCAATCCCCACTTCTAAAACGGCTGGATCAAGCCGTTCGCTTAATTTATTAATTATTGATGAGTGTGCCAAGGTCGAGTTCATGGACACGATTTACCGGTCGGCACAGCCAGCCCTTTCAACCGTGGGTGGTCAAACCATTTTAGTTTCAACCATGACGGTAGAAACAACGGCTGCTTTTTTTGAAGAGATGTGGTTCGGAGCAAAGTCTGGTGAGAGCAGTTTCAAGACTAAGTTTCTTTCTTATCTTCGGTATCCAGGTCACGACAAGGAATGGAGGTCTGACCAGATAAGAAAGTTACCGGCTTCACAGAGGGCACTGGCGAAACAAGAGTATCCTGAAACGGCAGATGAGGCTTTCCAGGCTGTCGGAGGCAAGTACTACGATACGGAACTTCTGGAACGGGAGTACAAGCCAAAACTGCATCCTCCAAAATGGATCGGGTACCTGGTTCAAGACCAGAATAACCGGATTGAGTTTCGTGATGATGAGGCCGGTACCATTAAGATTTGGGACAAGCCGGAATTTCTTGAGGATTACGTTGTGGGTGGCGATATTGCTGAGGGTGTTGACCAGGACTATACGGTATTTGCGGTGGTTCGGAAACGTGATCATAAACTATGCGCGTTGTTTCGTTCAAATTCAACAGACTCAGAGTACTGCGCTCACATTGCAGCAAGACTTGCTACCTGGTATAACAATGCAATTGCAGCCCTAGAGTGTAATAACACTCATGGAGGCATTGTCAATATCGTTTTAAAAAGTATTTATTATAATGTTTACTATCATGGCGTTGTAGACAGGGACAGCGGCACCCAAACAAAGCGTTGGGGATGGCAGACATCGGAACAAAACCGTACTTGGATTCTGGATTGGTTTGGAAAACTTTTGGATGGGCAAACCGCACAGTTCCAAGACAAAGATTTTTATGATGAACTTTATCATTTTGTCGTGAATCCTAAAAATGGCCGTGGGGAACATAAAAAAGGAAAACACGACGATATTATTTTTGCAATGGCAATCGCATGTTGGGTTACAAAAGAGCAACCGTGGTATGACAAAAGGAAACTTATGAAGCAAAAATCAGAACAGACAAGGATACGTCCTTCTAATGGCTATTAATCCTATCGAAAAAGAAAAGAAAGAGGATCAGGAACTTCTTGAAAAGTATCAGGAAGTTTGGGATTTGAAGTTAAAAAAAGAAACACAGGACTATTTACTTAGTACAGTGTCCAAATTTGTTGATAACTATGAGAAGGACTCTGAGGATTTTAGAAAAGACCTCTATAAGTGGGATGACCAATATGAAGGTATCCTTCCTGATAAAGTTTATCCGTATAAAGGTTGTGCCAACTATCATGACCCAATTACGGAGATGAATGTTAATGCCATTTATGCCAGGGCGATTCGCAGGTTTCGTGATTTTAATTATCTAAGAGTCAAGCAATATCGCTCCAATAAGGATAGAGCACTGGCAACACAGAAATACCTTCGTTATCTCTTTGCCACAAAACTTGATTACGTTGATCTTCTTATGTCAACTATGCGGGATGATATTAAGTATGGTACTGGTATGTATATCACTACCTGGCATATTGAAGAATGTGTAAAAAAGGTTGTTGAGCCTGTCATTAAGCAGGAAAAAGTCAGTGAGAACATTGACGGAACGCCAATTTATATTGAAAAGACCACGTATGCCATTAAGGAATACCGACAATTTAAGTATCAACCTAAGATTGAATGGGTAAGTTTACTGGACTATGGCCGGTCAGATGACACCAATACACTGGAAGAGCCGACTTGGGAATATAGACGTATCTGGAAATCCGCTATCAAGTTTCAATTGGCGGCCAAAGATGAGGGATATGATGAAGATACTGTCCAAGACATCCTTTCCAATGGACTTAAAGAAATGTCGGCCAAACGGGTTGAGGAACTGAATGAACGTGAGATTATTGAGTGGTGGGGTTGGATTAATCTTACGGATAAAGCTTCCGAATATCCTGAACGAATTGTTTTTACCTATGATCGTAAAGCAAAGAAGTTTTTAAAGTGCCAAAGGTTTCCGTATCTTTTTGACAGATCAAATTTTTCATCTGTACGCTTGGAGCGTAGGTCACATGATTGGAAAGGGCGCGGTATCTGCCAGAAACTTGAGCATGTAAACCAGGAATCTGACAAACTGCATGACCTTTATATTGATAGTGCTGCTTTAGTGGCCTGTAAAAGTTTCAAAAAGAAAAGAGGGTCAGACACGGACTTTCTTCTTGAACCTTTTTATCCAGGTGTGGTTTGGAATGTGCAGAATATGGATGACATTCAAGTCATGGAACTTGGTGAGACTCCTGTATCGCCGCTTAAGGAACTTGAACTTCTTGATAATAAGGCTGCTAGACAGACTGGAATCGGGGCTTACCAGATGGGACAAGAATCTGGACAAATTAGTCAGCCTACGGCATCTGGTCAGTTGGCAATTATTCAAGAAGGTAATGTCGTACTTGACGAATTAGCCAAAGAATTTATGCAATTGACTATTCGAATTGCCAAGCAAGTTCTCTCAATGATCCATCAGTTTCGTCCTGAAGGTGATTTGATGATGATTATTGACGAACAGGAAATGAAAGACTTGATTGATCCCTACGAAGTTAGTGTGGATGAACTTATTGATGATCCTGAATTGATTATCGTTGATAAATCGGTTTTAGAGGAACAAGAATATAAGAATCAGGCCGTGGAACAGTATAACCTGGTTCGTAGTGATCCGATGTTGACCAATGTTCCACGTATTTATTTGGGTGTTGTACGAAACCTAATGACTGCTTTTAAAACAATGGACGCTGATTTATTGGTTCCAACAGAAGAAGAGTATGCTGAAGTTCAGAAGATGCTGGCTGATCAAAGTGCGGCAATGCAGGCACAGTTAGAGATGCAAAAGTTGCAGGTAACTTCACAAAGAGATCAGATGCAGGCGCAGTTGCAACAACAAAAGTTGCAGCAACAGGCGCAGCAACAGCAGCAACAAACTGCTGCGACTCAGCAAAATGCTGGTGCCGCTAATGAAGTTGCTCTTGAGAAACAGGCTAGAGAGCAAGATTTTAAGATGGTTCAACAGGTGTTGGGTGCAGGTGGAGCACCGGAAGCAACTCTACCGCCTACGGCTTAAGACTACTCAGTAGACATTACCAGGATTCCTGGCGTTTACGGGTTAAAGGCTAAGCCACTATAGGAGATCAAATGTTCAAGTTTTTTAAATTATTTTTTGATGACGTTAAACCGGTTGCTTCAAATTGGGATGCTGTGCATGATTTTAAGCCAGATCAAATCAAACCTGATGGATCATTCAAGGACTTGGAGCCAAAACAAGATGCACCTGACAAGACGGATGATAAAGAAGATACTAAACCAGATACCGAAGAGTCTGCTGAGGAAAGTACTGAAACGGATAAGGAAGAGGGTACTGAGGAAACTGCAACTACAGAGGATGAAGGTGAAGATGAAGCCCTAATTGCACAGTCAGAGGATGAGGGTACATCTACTGATGATACGACTAATGCAAGTGAGTCTGAAAAAGAGACCGGAGTTGTAAAAGCCCTAAAAGATACTCAGAGGGCGTACCATGAAGGTCAGGCCAAGATTAAAGAGCTTCAAGGTCGTTTAGAAAAACTTGAAAAGAAACCTGACGAAAAATCTGATGAACTAACTTTAGCAAATATTGATCCTCAAGTTTTACAAAATGCAATGGCTAAAGACCCTGTGAATACGACACGTTGGATTGCCGATCAGCAGGCTAAATTTACCTTTAAACAGCAGCAGGACGCTGCACAAAAAATTATTGAGGCAGATGAGCAGCATAAACGAGTTGAAACTTCTGAGAAGGCTGCTCTGAAACAATTTCCTATTTTGAACAAGATTTTGGGATTAACGGATGCGGATTTAACTACTTTTAAAACATCCAATCCCGCGCAGTATGAATTTGCAATCAAGACAATGCAGTATCAAGAAATTTTTGAAAAGCGTGGTGATGAGGAAGCACTTTATAATGCGGCCTCCCGCGCCTATGCTGAACTGTCACCAAAAGCCTTAGAAAAAATCAAAGCAGACATCACCAAGGCAACAGTAAAAGCACAACAGGATAAACAGAATACGGTTAGACAAGCAGGAGTGAGTTCGGGTCAAGCAACCAATACCAATAAGCCGTTGAAAAAACCATCCGAAGCTGAATTTGTAAAACTAAATCCGCAAGATCAATCAGACGCCATGTTTGCGGATTTTACGAAACGATTGGCGAATTTAAATAAGAGATAAAGAGGAAACAATATGTTTAAATTTCTAAAGTTGTATTTTACATCCCCTACTAGCCTCAATAACATGACGGCTACTGATCTGGATAAGTTGATTCCAGAACTATGGGAAACCAAACTGCGTTATGATGCTGAGTTAGAGGCTTTTTGGTCAAAGTTTGAAGGTTCTGAAGGTTCAAATTCACCGATTATTCGCAGGAATGATTTTCAGAATAAAGCCGGTGATGTGGTTCACATTAATGTGACCACGGCCTTGAAGGGTGCTGGAACTTCCGGTGCTACGGAATTGCGTGGTAAGGAAGATAAATTGAAATTCAGCCAGTTTGATCTAAAGAGTGACTGGCTTCGTCATGCTGTGGCTTGGGATAAGCGCGGTGATGCACGTTCTTTGTTTTCTGCTATTACAGGGGCGCAGATTCAACTTTCCAAGTGGATTGCTCGGTATCAAGATGATGATATGTTTGCTCAACTTCTTGGCCTTGCAGCTCAACGGCGTATGGCTCTGGCTGAAACAGCTACGATCCGAGTGCTTTATCCGAACGCTATTACCTCGGTGGCGAATCTCACTAATGCTGATACCATTGGTGCGGCTGAGCTTCAAAAAGTGAAACT